GGTGAGGTTGGTGTAACGAAAGGCTGGCGGTGTGCCGGGGTCGGGGGTGTCGGTGAGGTGCAGGACTGGAGTGGTGCCGGGGTCGAGGGCGCGGATGATGCCGGCGCGGTCGACGAACCAGGCGACGCCGGCGGAGGTTGCCGCCATATCGAGTTGTGCGGCGAGGTTGGTTTCTAAGTCGATCGAGGGCGCCCATGGGACGTATGTGACCGACCATAGTTCGGTTCCGTGGAGGAGGAGGAGGAATCCGCTGATGGTGGAGACGGTGAGGGTGTGCGACGTTTCGACGGCGCTGAAGGTGACGTCGATCGCGATGGCATCGTCGGCGAAGATGACCTCTTGAGAGGTGGCGAGTGTCTCTGCGTCGATGGTTGCCACGATGGGGGCGTTGGAAATTTCCCACAGGGTGCGGAATCGGTATACGGCGCCGGCGACGAGGCCGGTGAGGGTGTGGGTGACTGGTCCGCCATCGGGGAATCCGCCGGGGCCGTCGTAGCGGAGCATGGTGGACACGACTGTCCAGGCGCCGGACCATTCGCCGGCCTCGGCGGCGCCCGTGTGGACGGTGTCGATGGTTTCGGGGTCTATGGCGGTGGGGAGGACGTAGGGGACGGGTGAGGACTGGAGGAGGCGTGCGAAACGGGCCGGCCATTGTTCACTTCCGCCGGGCGCGATCGCGCCGTAGCGGGCGGTGTTTGCGAGGGCCTCGACTGAGTCGGTCGCGGCGAGGGTGACGGTGGTGAATTTGCGGGCCTTGTCATAGCGGCATTGAATATTTCGGATGATGCCGGTGAAGTCTGGCTCTAGGGCGTCGACGCGGGAGAGGCGGATCGGGATGCCGGGTCGATAACGTGCGGGGTCCGCGATCGGGTCGATGCCGTCGACGAGGGTGGCGGTGAGGGTGCCGACGTCGATTTGGGTGGTCGCGGTTTCACGCCGGCCTCCTCGCCTGGCGTTGATGTCGACGGCGGCGCCGCCGATTGATTCCCATTCGAGGGCGGCGGTGGGGCCGGCGGCGAGGACGTCGGCGCCGTCGAGGTGTGAGGAGTTGAGGACGAAGACGCCGGCGGCGGGTTGGCCGATTTCTAGGGTCGATGTCATGCGCGTCGACCTCCATTAATGCGTTCGTATGCGGCGAGGGCTGCGGACACTTCGCGGCCGATCGCGACGGGGTCGCCGACGCCTGTATTGATGTTGATGACCACGCCGCCGGCGGTGCCGGTCATGCCGGCGAAAGAGGTTTTGGGGGCGAGGGTGGTGGCCGATCCGGCGAGGGAGGTGGTGAATCCGCCGAGGGAACGTCTAGCGGTTTTGAACTTTGATTCGAGGCCGTCGATGAAGGACTGGAGGACGAGTTGCCCGTTGTCGGTGAGGAGTTTCGCGTCGCGGGCCGGCGGACCTTTCCAGGAGGTGAGTTTGCTGGTGAGGTTGCCGAGGGTGCTTTTCACGCTGTTGAATTTGCTGGTGATGCCGCCGAGGAATCCGTCGATGAGTTGCTTGCCGGCGTTGCGGAGGGTGCCGCCGACGTTGCCGAGGGCGCTTCGGATGCGGGCCGGGATCGAAGTGAAGAATTCTCTGATGCGGTCCCAATTGCTGACGATGAGACCAAGCGGTGAGAACGACCACACTTTCACGATCGCGTCTTTCGCACGTCCGAGGAGGTCTTGGACGAAAGAGACGCCGGAAGAAAAGGCGCCCTTGATCCGGTCCCAATTGGTGACGATGAGACCAAGCGGTGAGAACGACCACACTTTGACGATGAAGTCGCGGGCCTTGCCAAGCCATCCGGTGACGGCGGCGTAGCCGGAGGCGAACGCTTTTTTGATCCATTCCCACCCGGTGACGAGGGCGTCGGTGAACGTCGCCCATGCTTTCTTGCCGGTCTCGGTTTGGGTGAAGAAATACACCAGGCCGGCGACGAGGGCGGCGATGGCGACGATGATGAGGCCGATCGGGTTGAGGGCCATGACGGCGTTAAACGCGGCCTGGACGGTGGTGCCGACGAGAACGGCGGCCTTCCATATCGCGAGGGCGGTGGTGTAGGCCTTCCAGGCGCCCACGAGGACGGCGATGGTGATGGCGACGGCGGTGAGCCAGTCTTTGTTTCTTATGAGCCACTGGACGAGGGCGACCATGCCGGGGACGAGGGTGCCGGTGATCCAATTCGCGAGTTCGGCGACTCTTGGGATGACGTTGTCTTTGATCCAATTCGCGAATTCCTTGAAGCGGGGGACGCCTTCATTCTTGATCCAATCGCCGAGGCGCTTGACGATCGGGAGGGTCCGGTCGACGAGTTCGGAACCAAATTTTTGGATGACGGGGAGGGCCTTGTCGAGGAACCAGGCCGTTAACTTGTCGAGGATCGGGAGGAGTTTGAGGCCGATATATTCCTGAACGACGGACCATGCGACCTTGATTCGGTCGGTCGCGTTTCGGGTCGCGGCGGCGGTGCCTCCGACCTGCTGCTCGATCGCGGCGAGGATCATTTCTTGGGCGCCGGCGGTGTCGCCGGCCTCGACCATGCCTTTAATCATTTCCTTCTGCGCGGCGGTGAAGGTGATGCCGGAACGGGTCAAGGCAGATAGTCCGGTGACGGGGTCGTTGAGGGCCTTGCCGAGTTGGACGGCGTTGTCTTCGGCGGTGCCGAATCCGGCGGCGGCGAGGTCGATGGTGGCTTGGGTGGTGCGGTCGAAGATTCCGCCGAGGGTGTCGGCCGATTTTGCGATTTCTTTGAAGGTGAGGAGTTTCGCTTGTGCGGCCTTGATGGCGTTTTGGTCTTCGCCGGTCGACAGGGCGGTCTTATTGGCGAGGTCGACGAGACGGGCGGACACTTTGCCGGCCTGATCGCCGAACAGGCCCATTTGTTCGCTAATGTTTTCGATGCGCGAGTTGGAGGTTGCGGCGGCCTCGCCGGCGGCGATGAGTTTCTTGGTCATGAGGCCGGCGGCGGCGATGCCGGCGCCGAGGCCGATCGCGAGGACTTTTCCGGTTTGCTTGGCGGCTGCGCCGAGTTTGTTGAGGCCGGTGGCTTTGCCGAGGCCCTTCATGGCCGACGAGAATTTCTTGGTGTCCGCGAGGACTGACACGGTGACTGTCTGGCCGGCCATGAGGGGCCTCCTCTCTAGTGCTTCGGGTTTGCTTTGTTGTGTGCGTTGACGAGGGCGCCGTGTTCGCGAACGGTGAGGCCCCAATAATCAACGGGTCGCCAACCAGGGAAGGCCACCAGGAACGCGGCCATGGCCTCTAGGTGGTCGTCGGAGACTTCCCCTTCGACGCCTTGGTAGGGGTTGGCGCCGGCTCCTCCGCGCCGTCTTCGCTCGAGGCGGCCTCGTCGTCGTCCCATCCGATCTCGTTTTGGGCCTCTTCCATCGTCATCGCGAGGGCGTCGCCGAATTTGAAGGTTGGGAATCCGTCGCGACGCTTGGCGACCATGGCGAGGGCGGCCAACATTTTCCCCATGGGGACGTTGTCTTCGCCGACCGACGCGATCGACTGCCCGCCGAGTTCCTCAACCATGGCAATCTCGCCGAGGGTCATCTTTTCGAGTTCAAGTTTCTTCATGATCGGTTTTCCTTACGTGAGGTTGTTTTTGCGGAGAATGTCGCCGAGGCCCTCGTCGAGGTGGTGGAGGAGTTGGGATCGTGTTTGCTTGATGGCATCGGTGAGGAACGGGTGCGGTTCGATGTTGCGGGCCGGCCACCCGTAATGGATGACGCCGGCGTAGGGCGCCCTCGCTCCGCCGGCGCGGACCACGGCCTTGGTTTTGCCACGGCCTGCGCGGATGGTGCGGGCGAGGGCGCCGGACAGGGTCGGCGGTTGTGCTGCCCGGACGACGACTTCGCCGATGCTGTGCATGAGGTCTTTCATATCCTCGGCATCGGCGCCGGCCTTCGACATACTGCGAAGGGTGCGGCCAAGGCCCTCGACCCGGAGACGCATGTCTCCAGAGACGACCTCGAAGTCATCGCCGGCCATGTTAAATAATTTCCTTGACGGGCTTCGCGTCGAGGAGCCACTGAGCGTCGAAGGTGTAGGTGTTGTCCTTGCCGGCCTCGCCGCCGAGGGTCGGCGCGGGGCCGATGGTGAGCGTTCCGGTGAAGTGCGGCTCCGCGGCGGAGGGTGCGGCGTTGCCGTGTGGGGCGTAGGTGTAGGCGACGGCCTCGAGGCCGGCGTTCTCCCAAACGTAATCCCACAAAGAGGCGGCGTCGGTGGACTGGATCGCGGAGAAATTGAGGAAATAGTCGCGGTCGTCGCCGGCGACAACGTCGGCGAAGGTGGTCACGTCGGCGGACTTTTCCTCGTTGGTGATGGTCGAGGCGCTGATGTCTGCCTTGTACTCGACCGGCGGGGATCCGATCATGAGGGAAAGGTTGGCGCCCTTGATGCGTGTGGACATTGTCATTCTCCGATCTTGAGGGTGTCGCTGACGGTCGTGTTGACTGCCAGATAGTGAGCGTTGTTATAGGTGAATTCGTAGGGCGCGGACACCTTCGACACGTCGAGGATCAACACGACGGCCTCGATCAAGTCGTCGAGGTCGTCGGTTTGGCGTTCGTTCGTTCCGACGCGGGCGATGAGGGTGACGATGCGGTTGACCTTGTAGGCGTCGATCGGTTGGCCGGCGTCGTCGAGGTAGGGGTCGCCTGGTTGAATGATGATCGCCGGCGCGACGATCGTCTCGGGGACGTAGTCGTACACCTTCGCGCCGATAGGCCCTTCCTCGATCGGGGTGAGGGCGGCCTTGAGGGCTGCGCGTTGGGTGGTGAGGGTCATGACAGGCCGCCGGCGACGTACTTGTCGAGGAGCGGATAGGCGGCGACCATGGGGTCGCGTGCGATCCTGACGGGCGCGCCGTCTGCCGTGGCGAATTGGGCGATGCCATTCTTTGCGGCTTGACGGTGGAATAACTCCGCGCCGACCTCCTTGGTCGCCCGGTCCTTGATGGGATCGGGGACTGCAGTGGCGCCACAGTAGGCGGACACGAGTTCCGTGGCCTCTGCGAGGCAGGCGGTAACGAAGACGAGGTCGCCGGTGGCGGCGCCCACGTACTCAAGGAGGTCGGCGGGGAGGAGTGCCATGACTTAGGCGGTCAACTTGACGGGGACCACGCCGGCGGGGATTTCGGCGGCGACGGCGCCGTAGCGGTAAACCGCGAACGACTTGGACAGGTTGACGATGTTTTCGTCCTGGAGTGACACGAGCGCGGAGTCGTACTGACGGATGGCGCGCTTGTTGGCGAAGACGGCCTCGTCGCCGGCCTGGCCGGTGTCAAGGCGTACCTGGAGGCCGGCAAACTCGCCGGACAGGCCGGGGAGGTCGAGGACGCCGGAGGCGTTGTCCTTGTACGTCTGGAAGACGCGTTCGCCGGCGACGGTGAGAGACCGCAACTTCTTAAAGACGGAGGCGGAGACAAACATGCCGTCGAGGGTGAGGTTTTCGGCTTCGAACTTGATCGCCGAATTGATGAGGGCGTCTTCCCAATTGGAGGCGGTCGCGGCGGCGAGGGTGGCACCGAGGACGACCACGCCGGCGTCGGCGGCGATCGCCTTTCGCGCGGCGATGAGTGCTGCCCATGCTGCGCGCATGTTGGCTTTCTTCTGTGCGCCGGCGGCGGTCGCCAATGCTTCCAGTGACGTGTTGACCATGTTCACCGAGGCGCGTTCGATTTCCATGCGGGTGAGTTGCGTGCCGCCGGCGTAGGTCTTGACGGTCGCGTTCTTCGTGGTGATCGTGACCTTGCCGAATCCCATATCGACGCCTTCGGCCTTTTCTGCGACGGCGATGGTGTTCGTGTCGAGTTCGGCGTATTCGAGGGTGGTTCCGGTTTGGGGCAGGACGCCGGTGGAGAAAAAGTCGGACAGGCATGAGGAGGAGGCGTCGAAGATGCGGGTGAGGTCGCCAACCCATCCGGGCTTGTCGACGGCGTCGGCGATGGTGCCGCCGGTGTAAACGCGCTGGAGGTGGTCGTATTCGCGGATGGTGGTGTCGTCGCCGGAAACGATGGCCTTGAGGACTTCGCCGGCGGTGCGCTGATCTGCGACGGGGTTCTCTTCGCGGGTCGGGATGAGTGCGACCTTGCGGTCGACGTCTTCGATGGATTGGCGGACCTCATTGAGGTCCGCGCGGGTGATCGTGTCTCCCATGACGGGGTCTCCTTCTGGTGTTGGGGTGGATGCCTCGCGGACCTGCGAGACGGGGGCGTCCTTGCCGAACGCTCCGAAAGGTACGAGAGAGACCTCGCGGACCTTGACTTTGGTGCGGACGATGACGACGGTTCCGTCCTTGGATTCTTCGCGGTGGTCGATCGGTTCGAACCCGATCGAGAATTGGGTGATGACTTTGTCGCGGGCGAGTTGGTAGGCCTCGTCGCCGCGTTCGGTCTTCGAGATGGTGGCGGTGATTTCCCATCCGCCGGCGGTCTCGCGGGCTGCGGTGATTTTGCCGATCGGGTCGCGGTGCCTCCAGTAGAGGAGCGCGTCGTCGGAGTCTTGGACGGCGCCCTTTTCGAATCGTTCGATGTACTCGCCGAACCAGTCGCGGATGATCGCGTCGACGCCGTAGGGGACGGCAATGCCGGCGACTTCGCGGGCGCCGGTGTCGGCGTTCTCGCGGACCTCGAGGGCGCCGATGGTGATGGCGTCGCGGAGGTGGATGCCGGTGTCGGGGGCGAGTTCGGGGGCAAGGGTGGTCATGACGTGATTCCTTCCATGGGTGGCAGGCCTTCGATGGCGCGAACCTCGTCGATCGTCATAAAGCCGGCCTCGAGGGCGGTTTTGTGGGCCTTGTAGCGGGTGGTGGTGTCTGGCCGGAGGATGCCGTCGAGGTTGAAGCGTGAGGTTTGGTGTCCGGGGAGGATGGCCGACATTGCCTCCTCGATCGCGCTGAGGTAGTTCATGAGGGTCCAGCGGACGAAGGTGAGGTCGTCTTGGGCGATGTTCGCGTAGGTCATGGATCCGCCCTCGACGGAGGCCAACATCATCCGGGCCGGGATGCCGAAGAGGGTTGCGATGTAGGTTTTGGTGTATTGGCGGGCCTGGACAAATTGGGCATCCTCGGGTTTGAGGAGGATCGGTTGGTAGCCGAGGCCGGCGCCGAGGACTGCGACGCCGTGCGCGTTGCGGGCCTCCCATTGGGCCTTGTAGCCGTCGGCCTGGTCTTTGGTGAGGTGTTGGTCGGACTTGAGGACGCCGGAGGGGACGTCGCCGGACACAAACCATTCGGAGGCATAGTTGCGGAGGTCGACGGCGCCGAGGAGTTCGGCGCGGGCGGCTTGAATGGGTCCGAGGCCGTAGGTGTGTCCTGCTCGAGGCATGAGTTTCAGGTGGCGAAACTCGCCTCGCGGGATCGTGTTGCCCTTGTGGTTGAGGGTGCCGTCTTTGTTGAGTTGGCAGACGTTGGGGTCGAGGACTTTTGCGTTGAGCGGGCCGCGCGGGCCAGGGGTGACACGCCAAAAGGCGTTACCTGACAGGGCGAGGGAGGAAATGTTTTCCGCGATCCATGTGGCCGGTTGTGAGTCGATGTCGGGGTTGCGGATGATGGCCGGCGAGGTGAGTCTTTCGCGGCCTCTCCAGACGTCCATGGTGAGTTGTTTGCCGGCGATGACGAGGACGTCGACGGCGCGGTAGACGTTGATGAGGCTGAGGGCGGAGTCTTCGGAGAGGTATTCCGTGCGGCTCGGGATGATGATGCCGGTAGTGGTCGGGAGGATGTCGGCGCGCTTCATGAATCGGAACACTTCGGCGAGTCTCATGGGCGGCTCGTCTTGGTCGCGGCGTTTTCTCTCACATTAGTTAATCCGAGAAAAGTGAACAATTATCGCGTTACCAGGTGCGACGCCGGCGACTAGGTGAAGAGTTGCGATCCGTGCTGCGGTGCTGATTCGACGAGGTAGACGGCGGCGGCGGTGCCTACGACGGTGTCGATGTCGCCGGCGCCTCGGGTGAGGCGGAATGAGTCGCCGACGGCCTTGGTTTTGACGTTGGGCAGTTGCGCGGTGAGGAGCGGGTCGCCGATGTGGCGGAGGGTGCCGGCCTTGACTCGTGCGAAGAGTCTCGACGCCGAGGCGGTCGCGTCGCCGAGGGTAAGGCGCTTGGTAGGCATTCCGCGGCCTTTGAGGTCTTCGACGAGGGCGCCGAGGGTGAATCCGTCGGCGGCGAAGAGGCGACCTCGAGGGCCAAGTTGGACGCATACGTCGACGAGGCGCTCGAAGGTGGGCGAGGCCAGTGATGCGACGACTTGGGTTTCGACGACGCCGGCGGCGCCTTGCCATGCGGCGGTCACTGATGCGTGACTCCAGGTGGGTGTTCGGTCGACGACGAAGATGACACCTTCGGCGGGTGGTGTGACTTCGCCGGCGCGGAGGAGCCATTGGTTAAGGGTGATGTATCCGCCGGCGTCGGCAACGAAACGGTTGAGGCGATACCGGATCACAGAGTTCGTGGGCATCGTGCGGACGGTCGCGATGATCGTCTCGCGGCGTTCGGGTCGCGTGACGAGGCTTGGGTTGGCGGCGAGGAGATACTTCCAGAGGGTCGCGTCGTCTTCGGGGACGACGGCCTCGGGGGATTCCCATATCGCGTGGCCGATTTTGCCTTCGCCGGCGAGTTTGTAGAGGTGTTTGAGGAGGGTGGAGTCGTCGTCGCCGGCGGTCGTGATTCCTACGACGAGGCAGTTGGGCCGGCCTCCGAGGCCGGCGACAAGGTCGGTCCAAAGGGTTTGTTTGACGAGGTGGACTTCGTCAACGATCGCGAGGTCGATCGGGATTCCTTGGAGGGCGGCCGATTTTGCGGCCTTGATTTCATACTTGCCGCCGGTTTTGGATCGTATGCCGCGAGTGTCGGTGAGGGCGTCGAATTGGGCGGCGAGAGACTTCGACGGGCGGATGGCGCGCATGACGCGGTCGTAGACGAGGCGGGCCTGTTCCGCGCTCGTGGCGATGCCGACGACGTAGGGCGCCGACTGCCACAGGAGCCAGAGGAGGCCGAGCGCGGCGGCGATTTCTGTTTTGCCGTTTTGCCTGCCGAGGCTGACGATGTATTGCGAATGGCGGAGGGTTCCGCATGCGGTGAGTTCGGTGACGAGGCGGAGAACGTGTTTCTGCCAGTCGTCGAGGACGTAGCCGAACGCCGTTCGCCAAATGATGTCGAAGACGGCCTCATAGCGGTCGAAGAGGGAACCAGGCGAGTCCGAGCGCGGCGCGGTGCTGCGCGCCGGCGCCCAAGGATTACTCGCCGTTGTCGTCATGGAACGCCTCGGCGGCGGCTTCGAATAAGTCCGGTTGACGAGCGGCGGCGAGGGCGTTCGCGAGGGCGTCGCCGGCGCCGGCGGGCGACTTTGGTTCCCTGTTGCGGAGGTCGCGGAAGGTCATGGTGAATTGACTCACGAGGGCCGCCGGCGGAAGGCCGGTCGCTTCGTCGAGGTGCCTTCCGAGTGACTTGAGGGCCATCACGCCGGGGAGGTCGGCGTTATCTAGCCAAGGCGCGGCGAGGATGAAGGCGTCGACGGCCTCGGTGTAGGTCGTTACGTCTTGCATCGTCATGATGTTCCCTTAGGTGGAATATTTGGAGGCCGTTTGTGCGAAAGGCAGGAGGGGGCGGGGTGTTCCGTGGGGTGTCAAAGAAACGGAATCGGCTCCTCGACGTGGGTGAACCAACCGGCGGCGCGGTAGTCGAGTCGGACGGCCTCGCGGGCGCCTTTGCGTGAGTTACAGGACCGGCACAACGTGACGAGTTCGTCGTCGGTGTAGGAGCCGGCGACCTCCGAGTCTGTCCAGGCTCGTCCGGTCTCCGCTTCGAGGCGATCCTTGCGAGTCTTGAAGGCTTCGACGTGGTCGGCGGTGAGGTCATCGGTGGCACCACATGACACACACTGCCCGTCACGCGCCGTTACGCGGGCGCTCTGCGCCTTCCAGACTCGGGAGGTGAGGTCACTACGGGCGCCCATTAGATGCTCTCCCGTATCGCGTCGAGGGCTTCGCGGTGGTCCTTGCGGCGGAGGTCGATGAGGGCGGCGCGGAAGTCTTCGACAAGTGCCGGCGGTACTTCGAAGAGGGCGGCGAGGTAGTTGGTGGTGTCGGTTGCGAGGGCCTCGGTGGCTTGGTCCATGGCCTCGGGGTCGGCGAGGTCTTCGTGTCGGGCGAGGCGGCGGCGGAGTTCGTCGAGGACGCGGGACATCATGCGGCGGCGTGCGTAGGCCCGCCATATTCCGGTGCCGTCGAAGGTGCGGGAGGCTTCGAGGAGGCCGGCCATGGCTGCGGATTCGAGGTCGCTATCGGTGCGGGGGCCGTAGTGCGAGGCGACTTGGCGGGCCATTCGCATGTCGAACGGGTCGATGATGTGATTCATCGTGTCTCCTCCGAGAGGCGGGCGATCGCGTCGGTAAGGGCGCGCATGGCTTGGCCGATGTGGTGGGTGACGTCTTCGAGCTGTGCGGTGAGGTCAGCCATTTCGATGAGTGGCAGGTTCTCCATGGCAGGGACGAAGTCGGTGAACGCTGCGAGGCCTTCTTCGCTGATCGCGAGGTGGTCCTTGCGTCGTGTGAGGGCGAGTCGGAGGTATGACTTCGTGATCGCGGTGTCACGTTCGTCTTGGGCCGCGCGAAGCGCTTGCGTGGTCTCCACGAGTGCGGGTGAGGTTTCAAGCATCGCTGGGTTCCTAGTTTCCATAGCGGTGAGGGCCTCGGTAGTGCGGGTTTTTCTTCCATGGCGTCGGCCAGATTTCGCAGTAGTCCTCGAGGGTTTGCTTCTCAGCGATCAGTGAGTGTGCGAACCCTCGGCAGGTGATGCGGACGAGTGCTTCAGCGTCTCTCCACGTAACTGGCAATTCGCCCATGATCCTGGTTGCGTAGAACTCGACTGCCGTGGCCTCGGCTTCGGGGTAGTCGCGAGCCTTGTCATCGCTGAGACGGTTGTCGTAGATGCCGATCATGCTGTTGCTCCCTTGGGGGTTATCGTGCCGATTCGGCGGCACATTGGGCACAAGGGCTCAACTGCGCCTGTGCGTGAGTTGACGTGCGTTTCCGCTGAGAAGTCATGAACGCACTCCCGGCCTGGGTATCCCCTGCCGTCGAAAACGGCGAGCCCTGCGCGCCACGCGCCCGCGCGCGACTTAGTGACTACTTGAGTAGTTTTGTTCTTATGGGCGTTCTTCCTATGTTCTGTAGTCGCACCAGATGCGACCCCGTCCGTCTCACCAGATGCGACCCCGTCGCCGTCACGGGGTCGCAATATTGCAACCCCGTCATCTATGGAAACTTGGGACGCTTCCGTCTCCCGTAGGTATGAGTTCATGAACCAAACGCGGGGACGCCTGTCGGCTGGGAACTTCTCCACAAGACGCTCATCGCCGGGCAGAATGTACCTGTGCTTGTGGAGGGCTTTGAGGTGCCTGTAGACCGTCGCTTTGGACACACCACGCTGCTCTGCGAGGGTGTCAATGTGTGCCCAGCACATACCGTGCGATTCCGCGAAATCGGCCATGATCGCAAGGGTCCGAAGCGCTGAATCGCCTACCTCGTGGTCTTGAATGCGAAGCACCCAGGCAAGGGTCGCGAGACTTCCTATCGATCTCATTCGTCTCCTCGGATGAGGTCCAGGAGGCCCAGCGTGGCGATGAGTTTGTGGGCCTCGGTGTCGTCCTGCTCGAGGTGGAGGACCGCCAGCGCGGCGGCGCGTGCCGTTTCCTTGCTCACGATCGGGCCGGTGCTGAGGTAGGTGCCTCGGAAGTAGTCCTTGCGCGGTGCGGCCTTCGGTCGGTTGGGGACGACGGTGCTCATCTGTGCGCCTCCATCCGTCCAAGGGCCCACATGGAGGCTCCGAGGGCGAGAATGCCGAGGAGTGCCAGACCGGCGCGCCCGGTGGAGGCGTAGCCGGTCGAGCTAGCGGCTAGGGTGGCGACGCTGACGATCAAGGCGATACGGTGTCGTCTATGGGACTGTTCTCTAGACAAAGCACGCCGGAGGTCTCGCCGCCTCGCCGGATCGCCGTGGCCGGGACGTCGTTCCGACAGCGGGACATCGTGAAAGCCATGGGCGCGAATCCGGTGATCGATGTTGACCGAGGATCTGAGATCGTCGCGGCGGTTTTCGAGTTGAAGCCTGATCCGAGGAACCCGCACGACGCTCGCGCCGTCAAGGTGCTTGCCGCCGGTAGGCATGTGGGATTCATTCCTCGCGGGCACACTGACTGGGCACACAAGGCGATCGCCGCCGGCGGTGCGGGAAGCGTGAAGGTCGCTGGTCAGTTCGTGGCCTACGACGGCGATGATGTTGGAATCGCGCTCCACGCCAAGGGGTGATTGCCGCTTCACGCGAGTTCTCCGATGACGCGGTAGGTTTTGCAGGGCGTCGAGGAGTGGCGGGAGCGCGGATCGCCTAGGGTGCCGTCGTTGTTGATCGCCTCAATGCGGCGGCTTCGCACGAGGCCCGTGATGAGCCCGCCCGGCGCATGGCCTCGGGCGTCCTCGGGGAGGTGGGCGCGGAGTTGGCCCGTGTAGAACGTGCCGCCGGTGCGTTCGGTGACGATGCGGATAGCGGTGAGCCAGGCGTCGCGGACGTAGGCGTCGCGGTCCTCGACGGGGTCGCCCTCGGCGGCGTGGAGGTCGACACGGTCGATCACGTCGCCGGTCTCGCCGCGACGGATCGCCGCGAGACGCTCGACGCTGGCGCGATCGAGCATGAGCGGCGCCAACGGCCCCTGGCCGAGACGGGTGCCGTAAATCTTGCCGTTGAAGTGAAGCCGGGTCACTTGGACCTTGGAAACACCAAGAATCTCGGCGGCCTCGGAACTCGAAACGATAGGAGAGACCCTGTCGCTATGTAACGTTCGTTGCGTCATGAGCAAGACGCTTGCACACCACAGGTCAAGAAATGCGCAAGTTGCTCGGCGTGTCGTGCGGTTTGTGATGTAACATTCGGAACATGACTACTACAGCAGACGCACCTGTGACCCTTTCGTTTCGTGAGCGCATGACCGTTGCGCTGATCAGGACGGGCATGACCAAGACCGAGTTCGCCAGGTATGTCGGCGTGAGCAAAGTGACGCTCTGGCGATGGGAGATGCTCCGGGACGAACCAAACGCCGGCGCTATGCGCGTGCTCTCGATGGAGTCGGGATTCCCCTACGAATGGCTACGGCCCTCACCCGACGAGGTCGAGGAGGGCCGTAATCAGTACACCCCCCGGGACTCGAACCCGGAACCCACTGATTAA